TTATTCTATAAAATATCCTTTACCATCACAAGCGTTGCAAGCATCAACGCCCGCATCTCCGTTAAAGGTTACCGCTTGCCCGCTACCTAAGCACGACTCGCACATTATCTCTACGTTATCCATTATAGACCCCTCCTTTCAAATTCAGCTTCCGCCATAATATCAACGATCTCATCTAGATCATCATCCAAATGTAAACCATACTCGCGGGCGGTTTCATCCGCTTCATCTTGTATTTCAGCGTTTAGAGCGTTTAACTCGTCGAGGATATCCTCAGCAATTTGCTCTAATGTAATTTCATTTACTAGGTTGCTCATTTAGCACCTCCTTGCATTTGCATGCCTTTGATTGCTAAAGATCTAGCCTTAGCTATTTTAAATTCTATTGGCATATCGCCAACATATACACCACCCTCAAAAGGGCAATCTCTAAGAGCTTCTGCTCTTTTAACAGCAAGAGCCAATCTCTTGTTTTTCATTAATTTTAAATTTTTCATAATAAACTCCTTATAATTTGTTTTTGTTTATACCCCTATTATACACACTTTTACGAAAAAGTCAAGCGTTTTGTGTGACAATTTTGCAACAATTGTGTGACATTTGTGTGACATTATTTAACGCCTTCCATGCCTTTATATGCTAATAATTTTGCTCTATTCATGGCGTACTGCTTAGGCATTGCTCCTGTATATGTAGGATCACTAAAAGGCACATCTGCTAGACTATTTAAGCGGATGACTGCTAGAACTAATCTTGCATTGTTCATACTTTTTAATTTTTCTTTTAATTTATTTTTCATAGGTTACTCCGTAATGTTCCCCCTATTATACAGGTTTTTTGCTGGATGTCAAGAACTAATTTTGCACAACGCCTGTGCATTTATGCAGGACCGCGCCGATCCGGGCTAAAGCTTATTATTTATAATATGCCGCGCTGATTCAAACGTAACTTGATTCAACCCGCCAAATGAGAATGATTCTCATTTACACTCCCGCGCCTGTCACACAACTGTAACGAAATTGTCACACAATTGTTACACAAAACGCTTGACTTTTGGCGAAAAATGTGTATAATAGGGGGTATGAAAAGGAACGCGGAAACACACAAAAATATATATAAAAAATGTATATATTTTCTATATACGATACTACTTGACTTTTTGGGTGGATTCGCTATACTTATAACATTAATTAAATACATATATAAGGAGAAATTAATTATGAAAAAAGAAACTAAAAAACTAGAAAAAACTAAAGCGACTATCTGTAAAGAGATAGCGGAGAGAAAAACTCTCACCGCTTCTGAGCGTATCTCATTAGAGAGAACCTCTAAAGAAATGTTACTAAAAATTCAGCAATGGATTTCGTAACTGTTGTTAGGTTGGTAGAGGGTGTTTCCCTCTACCTTTTATTAAATATTATTTACAAAGGATTTTAAAATTATGAAAAAGAAACTATATATATTCGACTTAGATGGGACTGTTGTTGACAGTTCCCACAGATGCACCCTTAATTCTGAGGGGGAATTTAACCTTGACCAATGGATTAAAGATAGCACTAGAGAAAACATCTTTAGAGATACGCTTTTACCTCTTGCAAGCTTTATGAAAAAAGTGTCCTCAGAGGGTCATTATGTTTGGATTTGTACCGCCCGTTATATGACTAATGCAGACTATGATTATTTAACGGCTAATAATATAACGGCTTCTGTTATATTATCAAGATCATTAAAGGATGATAGAGCGGATCATATCCTAAAACGTAGGATGGTTAATAAGTTAATCTCACTAAGACCATTTGCAAATATTGAGAGGGTCTTTTTTGATGATAAGATAGAAAATTTAGAGGCATTAGATGATCTAATGACAGAATGCGTGTTAGCTACTAGCGAACAAGAGAAAAAATATATAGCGTGGGGGTCTGTTTAATGAATAGTTACACTTTATATATCATGCGAATTTCGGGAGATTCTAAATTTAGGGGTGTTAGAAAAGTTGGCATTGCTAAAAATTCCGAGCATAGACGACAAACTATAGAAACGAGCCTAAGAAAAGAATTTGGTCAACATATCCGCGTTTTTATAGAACATATCTATGAAATACCGGCTAGAAATAAAGGCGGTTTTTTGGCTTATAATATTGAGCATCAATTACAAACTTATATACAAAAATATAATTATAGGTTTATAAAAATGCCAAAGAGTCAAGCCGGCCGGTCTGAATGGTTTAAAGGTATATCAACGCCAAAGATAAAAAAATATTTGGCTTGTTCTTGCCGTTATGCAAAGACAAATTTTGTTGGTATGCCTAGCGAATGGGAAAGGAAAACCAACGGGCAAATGTTCAAGAAAGGGATATATAATTCCTCTAACTTGAAAAAATCTTTTAAGGCGGTGTCATAATGAAAATTTGCTTATGGCTCGGATTTGTGTTAGTGTTTTCATCTCTACAAGGGTTATTATATAATCCTTTAGATTTGGAAATGCTAATAGCTGGCAATTTAATCATATTAATTGCCTCTTATATGCAAAGAAATAATGAGCTTGTATTATTAACGCTTTTAATGTGCTTCGCACAAATAACGAGAATTGCAATGTAAATGAGAATCATTCAGGGCGGGCTTGACAGCCCGCATTTTTTTGAATCAAACCTCGACTGATTCAAACCCCCGCTGAATGAGAATCATTCTAATAATGAGAATCATTCGCATTTAGAATTGTACCCGCGCGCACACCGCGCCTAAGTGCAAAAGTGAAGTGTGAAAGTGATGCGCCCTGCGCCAAAGTGCAAATGTGAAGTGTAAAAGTGAAGTCTACGCGCGCGCTCGCGAAGTAAGTACTTACTATTACGGAGAGGCAATAAAAAACCCGCTTTCGCGGGTTCGGTAATTAGGACATAAGTTGGGTTAATCTTTTAATTGTCTCTGCATTGGCTCTTTCGAGAGAGCTGAAGAATCCTGGGGACACTCCAATGCCTTGTTCTAATTCTTTGACTAATGTCGCTTTTGTTTTTGCTAATTTTTTTACTTTTGTTGCTTTTTTCATTGTTGTTTCTCCTTAATATAGAACATATTATACAGGTCGAAAACACTTTGGTCAATAGGTAAAGTGAAAGTAATTCAATTAATTTAACTAAAGGCTAAAAGAGCCACTTCGGCGGGTATATCGACCACTTTGATGCCTCAAATCAGCACTTTATGCAGAGATACAGCCAAAGTCACCCATTCTGCGCCAAAGTGCAAAAACGAAGTACTAAATTGATGTTACTTGCACCCAAGTGCAAAAATGAAGTGCAAAAATGATACAAACTGGCAGACTTGGCGACTTTGTGCTAAATTTATCTTCCCCTTTCCCTCCCTGGATAGTATATCAGACTTATGCGGGGTTGTCAATAGCTTTGGGCAAATTTATGGAGAAATTTAGCGTTTTTCGGAGATTTGCCACGATAGATGGGTGGTTTCGCGTCCGGCCCCCGAGTATTCGTTTGCGTTATTTTATGAGTAATAATCTAAAATAGTTCTTGACAAGAAGAAACAAAGTCTGTATAATATATTTATCAAAAAAGGAAAAAAGATGCAAATAGAAATACCAAGCGATATACAGGAAATTATGGAAAAAGCTCCGCTAATAAGTGGATATGATGAATTCATGGTAGAGATTGCCATAGATGAAGGCAAAGTTTTCATAAGAGATGGTATAGGAGTGTGGGCAGACGATTTAGCATATGAAAACCTAGAAATAGAAAGAGCATGGCGTATCATGAGAAAATGGTGGGCAGATGAAGCAGAAAGTAGAAAAGCACTAGAAGTGAAAACACAGCTAGAGTTTCAGATTATGATGAAAGAAGAAGAAGTGCATAGCCTGAAAGAAACTATAAAAGCGTTAGACAAGAAAGCAGAAACTAAAAAATGGTTTTGGTAAAGTTTTTCTTGACAACAGGAAACAAAGTCTGTATAATATTCTTATGAAAAAGATTAAAAGATGCAAAATAAAAAGATTCGACATTGCCAAATGGAAAGAGAGCAGAAAAAAGCAATACAAAAAAGACTCTGAGATGGTTTGGTTTATGTTAGGTCACCCCTTAGTATGGCTTATGGGGTGTATAGTTGGAATGTTTATCTTAGAACTATTTAAATAAAAGTAAATTAGTTCTTGACAAAGGTAAGTAAATCGATTATAATATTCTTACTATGAAAAAGATTATAAACAAAATAAAAACACTACTATTTAGGAGAAAAAACACAATGGCACAAGCTAATTATACAGAAGCAATGACAGAGAAAATGATTGCAGAATACAACGCTAACCCAACAAGAGATACAGTTGACGCGTTAGCAAGAGAACTCGGTAAAAACACAAGAAGTGTTATAGCGAAACTTTCAAGAGAAGGTGTGTACCAAGCCCAGCCAAGAGTAACAAAATCAGGCGAGCCAATCGTAAGAAAAGCAGAACTCTTAGCTCAGATACAGGACACATTGGGACAAGAATTTCCTTCCCTAGTGAAAGCCAGCAAGGCTGACCTCCAAAGATTGATCGACACAATCTCATAAGAAAAGTCGAGGAGTGGTTGCCCTAAGTAACCACTATTTGCCAAGAAGTTTTAAGCAAATAAAGTAAAAAACTTCTTGACAAATGGTTGTAAAGTTAGTATAATATATTTATATTGAAAAACAAGAGAAAGGGAAAATGATGCGAAGGCATCAAGTTTCCCGCCCAGAGAGGTTAAGATAAATAATTTAAATTTCTTCTTGACAAATGGTTTCAAAGTTAGTATAATATATTCATAATAAAAATTATCCTTATAGATAAAAGTAACTGAGTAAAGGAAAAAATTAATGATTTAGCAGTGACCCCAGACTCTTCGGAGGAGGGATAGCGAATAAATAATCCTTCAGTTGCTTACCTAGAGTGGCGACTCTTAAAACACGCCGTATGCTCCTTAGACATTGTGAGATTGCGTTAACTGTAAAGAATGTCCGCTTTTGATACTCATTATGTGAGATACCTTCCGCAGTAAGGAGAGAGACATAATCGCATGAACTGATGCGTAAACAGGTGAGGTTAGAAACTTCCGATAAGCCCTGCGAACTTAGTACTTAGTACGAAAGCAAAGGCAATAAGGGGAGCATAACAAAACCAAGAGTCCTCGGCACTTTATCGAAAGTATAAAATCGGTTTGTTTTACTGCATTAATGGACGTTACGAGCTTCGGCTTTACTAATGCAGAGGTAATTGAACGGGTGGCTTATGACCAGACAAGCAATCTAGAGTGAGGAAACCACGCTTTCGTTAACCCTTTGGGACAACGACAAGTAGCAAACCAATCTACTGCGACACGGGCGGACTAGATATTTATATCATAGCGACCAGTCAATAGTAGCAAACTCGGGCAAGGGAAAGGTGATGTTTCCCACCGCATACTGCGAGAGCGAGATATCATAGATATCGGGGGCAGTAGGCAACTAACATGATAACGATAAACTGCAGACTTGGAACAGTATAAAAGCTAAGCGTGAGGAGAATGGCAGTCGCCCTGTCGCCTACTGAATAGTAGATACCTTATAGTCAATAGCGTTTGGACTTTAAATAATGCAAACAGTGGATAGGTTCGTGAGTAATTCCGACACGACCACTTTAAACATACAAAAACTTTGGATGGGATACTTCGGTGTCCCATTTTTTTATCTCACGATCATTCAGATCAAAATTTTCAACATTATCTTAAAAAATTTCTTGACATTTTTCCTGAACTCCTGTATAATATATTTATATAAAAAAGGAAAACCATGACAAAATTAGAGCAACAACAAATTGAACTTAACAAAATAGTAGAAACAGATTTTGGTAGAGTTGCAGTTGTGCTAGAAGGAAGAGACACAGCGGGCAAGACAGGTACTATCCGTGAGCTAACGCATTATCTTCCTACAAGTAAGTACTCAGTCTCGCTTAGTAGTAAACCGAGCGAATGGGACATGAATAATTGGCTTGAGTCATGGGAACGTAAACTACCTAGCGACAACCAAATGGTCTTTTTCGACAGAAGTTGGTATAGCAGAGCAATGGTACAGAAGTTAAACGGCTGGTGTACAGATAAACAGTATGAAGACTTCATGGCGTCAGTTCTTGAATGGGAAGCTAAGCAAGATGTAACATTCATCAAACTATGGCTTAGCATAAGTGAAGAGGAGCAGTCATTCCGTATAGGAAACAGACAAGTGTCCCCACTAACCAAGTGGAAGTTCTCACCCAATGATGCACTGGCTTTATCTAAGTACGACCAAATGACACTTCTCAAAGAGCGAGTTCATACAACGCTAGGCGAATGGCACAGTATAGATTACAATACAAAGTCGCAAGGTAGACTGTCCTTATTAACAAAAATAGTAGATTTATTAAGCTAAGTACTTGACTTGGCTTAATATTTCGAGTATAATATACATAACAAAAAAAGGAGACAATTATGTGGGAGAAACTAAGAAAGTGGGAGAATGAAAACTTCGCAGTTGCGTATACAGTTATCAGTACCCAAGACATCAAAGCAGAACTATGTCATTGGCAGGCTTTCGACATCTCTGACAGAGACAACGAAGGTTTCCTATGTGATATAGATGAAGTACCAGAATGGCGACTATTAGAAGTCATGAGATCGGTAGAAAATTATATAAAGTGTCCAGTAACTTTTGAAGATATACTAGAAGCAGTATACGAAGAGTTAGTACACGAAGAAAAATATTTAGTAAAACCGCAGATTTATAACTCAGAAACTAAACAGTTTGAAAGTTATGATGATGCATTTAACAAGAAAGAAGGAGAGAAACAATGCCAATAAAATTTAAACCAAGTCAAAAGAAATATGTAAGAGGCGTAGCCCCTAGTAAGCTACCAACAGAACACTTTTACATTAAGCAAACACCAAAGAAAGAGTTGTTTGATTACATAAACAGTAGAAATGCGAAGAAAAAAATAAGACAAAAGTGCTTAAACGAACTAGTCCGAAGAGGTATAGTTATTGAGTGGAGAGAGGTGCAAGTATGAAGTGGGGAAGTACAGGACATAAGTCACACAAGAAAAAGAGTTCACAAGGTAACGGCAAGTTCAGTTTGAACATGAACAAAAACAAAAAGCGTTCGTACAAGAAGTACAGAGGTCAAGGTAAATAATGGAAGTAGTATTCTATGTAGGAATGATAGTATGGGGTCTATACTTAGTAGTAACTGAAGATATAGAAGATGTGAGGAGGGACTTTCCATGGCTCAAATAATAAAGTTCCCCACACGCCTCAGAAGAAAAAAGAAAGAAATTGAGTCAGAAATACAAGTAGCCGAAGAGGCACTTAAAGATTACATGGAGGAGTTAGATATGCTAAACAAAGAGATAGCACATCTTACTGCTCTTTACGAAGAATTAGTAAATGAATTATTGCAATTAGAATTAAAGGAGGAATAATGCGACAATCAAGTTATAAACACATTGCTATCGGTAGTAGGATAGAGAATAGCAAAGTAACAAGAATAATAAAACCTACAGATGAGAGTGCCTATCTAAAAACATGGACAGGCTCAGTAAGATTTGAAAACCCAAAATGGTATGACATTGAACTAGAAGATGGTAGAATCTTCAGAGACTGTGACGTACAACCACAAGTGGAGGGCATTGACTATGAGTAAGATTAACGATTATGCAAATTTTGTAGACACATGCACGTCTGCAGAGAGTAGAAATACTATTAAGTTTCAACAAAGAGTGCAACAACTAAGTGTTATACACCCTGATATAGAGTGGAGTAGACTTATGACTGCATCTATCGGTATGTTGGCAGAGAGTGGCGAGTTCACAGAAATTATGAAAAAGATCTTTTTTCAAGGCAAAGAAATGAATGAAGATAACAGATTTCACATGAAAAGAGAACTAGGAGACGTTCTATGGTACTGGGTTCAGGGCTGTTTAGCTCTAGGATTTACTCCAGAGGAAGTAATGGACGAAAACATCAATAAACTAGAACAGCGATACCCAGACGGTTTCGAGGTTTCAAGAAGCGAACGTAGAGCTGAAGGAGACATATAGTGCTAAACTTATTAGATAATATATTAACAGTATTAGGAGTACTATTTCTAATCCAAATAGTAACAGTAGTATTTCTATATTTTGAACAATGGAGAGATTAAATGGCAAATCATGTATATTTTAATGTAACTGTAGATGGTAATGATAGAGCGATGGATGAGTACTACAGGCTCATGGAGACAGAAGAAGTAACGAGAAGTGATTATGAAGGTACTAAGTACAAAATGGAAGAACTAAAAGCTATAGATGAACTAAGGTTTATGCCTGCAGCATCTTATGACAGTGATGGTAATCAATTAAATGCTTATGACTGGTATTGTGATAATGTAGGAGCAAAATGGTGTCATATGGAAGATTTTGATGAGACAACATTTAGCGGACACTCAGCGTGGAGGGCACCCCATGAGCTAGTTGGACACTTAATTGTCTACTTAGCCAAGTATGATCCTTATGTTAGTGCAAAAATGACCTATGAAGATGAGTTTAGAAATTTTGTAGGAGTTCAAACAGTAGTAGCGAAGGAGAAACCACAGGATTGGTGGAAGCACCCTGAATTAGCTGAGTACTATTACGATAATGAAATCGTAGAAGTTAGTACAGAAGAGATACAAGAGAGACTAGAAGCGGAATTAGGTGTAGATACATCAAAAGAAGACTTAGAGTGGTGGGATCCGATCCATACTCTCAAAGGAGAAATCTCATTAATAGAGTATCAAGACGAGCTAGTTTATGAGTTCTTTGATAGAGAAGAGTGGTATTATGACAGAGTATAAAGACTTAGTAGAAAAGCGACGTATAATGATAGAAGCAGAAACGTGGGGTGAAGGAATAGAGTCCCACGACTATCAGAAAGACAAAGGCTACTTTATTAACTACAACAATGGCAAAGTAGTAAAAGTAGTAAATAATAATAAAACTATTGTGCAGATGCCTTGTTCTGTAGAAGAATTAATATACAACTATGAAAGGAGTAAAGTATGATAGGTATCAGTGATGGTCTTAGAACCAGTATAATCTATGATTATGAGATGAATATAGGAAAAGGACTAACAAAGTCCGAGAATATTAGGCAGTTAGCTAAGGAATACTTACTAACTATAGGTGAAGTTACCTCTATAACTAAAGTAGAGGACAGTTTCTTTGAAGGAGCTGATGAAATAGGAGACATAATATGAGTGTAAATTACACAGAAGAACAGGTTAACCAGATGGTAACTTTATATAGTGAGAATCCGACTAGAGAAACAGTAGAAAAACTATCAGAAGAATTTGATAAGAGTATAAAATCTATTATAGGTAAACTAGCGAGAGAAGGAGTATATAAGAAAACTGTCTATAAAACCAAAACTGGAGAGAACCCAGTAACAAAAAAAGAATTAGTGCAAATGATAGCAGAACTAATGGAATTACCAATTGAAAAGATTGCAGGACTAGAGAAATCGCCAAAGGCTGATCTCAAGCTACTAGCAGAAGCAATACAAGGAGATTATGATGATGAAGAGATATGCTAAAGTTTTACCTAGAAATGATAAACTGCGAAAGGTTATAGCAGAACACGGAGAATACTTCGAAGTCATTAGTGGACCAAAAGCGGTACCACAATTAAATAACCAGCTCGGGGTAACTCTCAAAGACCCCAACTACATTTTTACTACAGAAGTAAAAAATATCCGAATAGTCCAACCAGACTAAAACCATAGCGGGTGTACTACGAACCAGTGGTACACTCATAGCGGGTTCTCTGAGACTAGACATAATTTCCATAAACTTGTACTCATACCGTAATAATTTACTTCGGTTAATAACCCTTATAAAAAATTTGAGTTGGCGAAAGTTTCCTTAGCTTCAGATACTTTTTTAGTTCGACTTGGTTTGTTTGATTTGTTGAAACCCCGATAGAACATCGTGGTTATTTAGATTTATGATGATTGACACGTTGTATCGTAGTCTCTCTCGCTAAATCATAAAAATCACAAGGTGAGCTCTTACGCTTATGCGACGAGCTCAATTGAAATGTAATTTCATGATAAGCAAGATGACGAGGGAATGATAATTAGTGAATTGTCATATCAATCATATTGATTTTATCTTAATATTGTATCACGATTTTACCAAAAATGCAAATACTATTTTTCCTAGGAGTATGAATATGTTTATTCTTTTACGTCTCATGAATGGAAAAATATTTTGTTATTTCTTCTCCTAGTAGACTTTTGATATGCTTTTTTCCTGTTATTTACTACCAGAAAAAGAGTCTCTTTCGATTCTGCTTTCATGCAAATGTTTGAAGTTATAGGGTTGGAAGGTGTTTGCTTGATAGTCGTGATGGTGGGAAGTTGTGGTTCGAAGTATGAAAACGAATAGTGGTTCAATTTGAGTAAAAAATCGACTATCTTCTACCTCGTGGATTTTTTGATTGAAATCTCTTAAGTTCATTAGCGAGTTTCTGTTCCCTCTTCAAGGCTTGTGCTTTCTTTCTTTTTCTTTTTGCTGTTGGTTTCTCATAGAACTCGAGTTCTCTTACTCGATCTTTAAATCCATCAGCTTCTAGTTTTCGTCTTAGTATTCGTATCGCTTTTTCTGGGGATAATCCCTTACAATTTATTTTCATAGTGTCTCAATATATTTGGAGAGAGTAGTAATTTGATCGTCTGTAAGCATTCCTGCTTGTGACCACATTGTTGAACTCATAGCTCCGATTTGTTCTCTGTTTCTGTATGCATAAAGTCTATTTTCTATATAGTCAGAAGTTTGTCCAGCTAGTACGGGAAACGGTCCCATGCCTTGTCCTTCTTGACCATGACATGCTGCACATCCAGCCCATAGTCCTTTGATAGAGCTAAACTCATCTTCAGCGGCCAATGCTTGTTTGCGTTGTTCTATCTCAGAGGGTGTACCATTGAGTGCAACATAATCAACATAACATTGATCTGTGCATTCTGTATTATTTGGCTGTCCTCTGTATTCGAGATTTGTATAAGCTACTGTGATAGTAGCAATTAAAGCTGTTGTTGTAAATATTATATAACTCTTCATTTTAGTCCTTTTGCTCTTGTTAATCTTATTAGATCATTGGCAATATTACATTGATTGTCTACTGTTGCTTGAACAAACTTCTGAACCCATGCCATGTCAAAGACAAAGTCTTGGTCGTGAGTATTAATTCCTTGCTTGTTACATTCAAGTATCATTGCTTTCATGATGCTTTCTGTTATGTTTTCTGATTTCTTCATTCTAGGGAAATCAATTACGTTTTTCATCAGTCCTCCTGTGAAATGTCCATCCTCTTTTTCGAAGATAGTTAACTTGAGAGGTTATGCCACCTACTGGTCTCATGAGACGTGTGGATAACTCATCAATGGGTGTTTTGTTATATAGCTCTTTGAGTACTTGTCTTTCCTTGGCTGTCCAAGTGCCTTTTCTATATAATTTCATACACTTATTATATCAAAGTCGTAACCAATTGTCAAGAACTATTTTTAAGGATCATAAAATATTACTTGACATATGGTTACAAATTGTTTATAATATATGCTGGAGAAAAAATTATGACACAAATAGATTTAACGTACTTAATAGTACTATTAGCAAGTATAAACCTTAGCTACTTGGTTGGCAAAAAAATTGGTATTCAAAACACCATAGACTACTTAGAACAGGAGAACATCATTGAATTTGATGAGTAAGGGGTAAGGCGAAGGACATAAAAAATAATTCTTGACTTTCTATCTTACTTTTGGTATAATATATGTAAGTAGGCAGAATGGGTCTGCTTACGAATAAGCGTCCATACCGAAAGGGTGGGCATAGTATTAACGAAAGTGATATTAGGAGAATTAAAAATGACGATTGATATTAGTAAATTTTGGCTAGGAATGAACAACGATTGGCTGTTAGCAAACACCGATACTTCATACCCTAGATATAACATAGTCGAAAACGCCGAGAATGGCAACTATCGAATAGAGGTAGCAATTCCAGGCTGGAGCAAGAAAGAACTTGAGTTAGTTCAAGAAGAAAACGAACTGCTCATCAAGGGGAAAAAAGAAAGAAAACTTGGCAGTGAAGAGAGATTCATTCACCAAGGACTCAGTCTTAAATCTTTCGAGAGAAAGTTTATTTTAAATGCGGATTTAAAAGTAGACAGTGTCGAATTAACAGACGGCTTACTAACAATCGCTTTGTCTAGGACTCCGAACTCAACGAGGAAGGTGTTAAATATCGATTAATATCTTCTACTTGGAGATAAATATGAGGACAATAGTTCTTAAATTGAGACAAAGCATAGAAAAAGACACATTAGAACGGGTTATAGAAAATGTAATACTGATAACAGTATTTATAGCAACTTCTTACGCCTTAGTACCAATTGTTTAAGTATGCTATCAAGCTAAAGGAGAATTTATGGTTATAGTAAGTTCTGAAGCTTTGGATGTAATAAAGAAACGAATCGCCTCACACAAAGTGTGGGGTGTTCGTATCTTGACTAAACCCGCTGGTTGCAATGGCTGGAAATGGGAGTTAAATTACGAAGATAATCCTAGCTTTGAAGGGGATTCAATATATTATGACTGCGTGGCAGTCGATCCTCAGACCTTATCAATGGTCGAAAAAATAGAAATAGATATGGAGACGGAAGGCTTACAAGAACAGTTTGTATTCAATACCCCTCTATCAACAGCCCAATGCGGGTGCGGAGAAAGTTTTACAATATGAAAATATCAATAGAGGGCTTAGCCCTAATTAAAAAATTCGAAGGTCTTGAACTAGAAGCATATAAATGTGCTGCTGGTGTATGGACAATTGGATATGGTCACACAAAAAACGTAACAGAAGGAGACAAGATCACAAAAGCAGTTGCAGATGAAATGCTTGTCGAAGAACTCGTAGAGTATGAAAAAGCTGTGAATGATGCAGTTACAATTTCCATAGACCAGTGCATGTTTGATGCATTAGTATCCTGGACATACAACCTTGGACCAAGTAATCTAAATGCAAGTACAATGTTGAAGGTTCTCAACAGTGGGGACTACGAAGGAGTACCAGCACAGATTAAGAGATGGAACAAAGCAGGAGGAAAGGTACTTGAAGGACTTATTAGAAGAAGAGAAGCAGAAGCACTCCTATTTTCAGCAAGAACTTGGGAAAATGTCTGAGAGACTAAAGAAACTCTGGAAACTAGTCCAAAGATTTTGGTTCTGGTTAAAAAGTTTCTTCAATACTTATTACAGTTTAAAAGTAAGTTATAATGCTACTTGGGGAGATTCAGACGACCAAGAGTTTATAGTCAAGAAGTTCATTAAAAAGCAACCAAAATTTATATCATTCATCACAGAAGATGGAGAGTTAGTAGAAATTAGCGGTGCAGATGGACTTAATTATAGGATTCAACAATTATGAACCAACTTTATATAGGTGTTATATTAGTATTAGGTTTCGGTAGTTACACACTTTACCAACAAAACCAAGTGCTACAAGCAAATAACGCCGCTCTAGAAGGAGCAGTCGCTACACAAGAAGCAGCGATAAAGAATATGCAGAACGATTTTGCTCTGCAAACAAAACAGCTTGGAGACTTACAGAAGAAGTCTCAAGCAACACAGTTAGAAATGAACCGATATTTGGACATTTTTAAAAGACACAATTTAACAAAACTAGCGGCAGCAAAGCCTGGACTGCTAGAACCAAAGATAAATAGAGGAACAAAAAATGTATTTGACTCAATCGAAGAAATTAGCCGTACCATTGATAGCCTTGATGATGGCGTCGAGTTGCAGTCTACTTCCGACTAAACAGATAGAAGTAACAGCAAAACCAATGGACAGACTGATTACTCAGCCTGTATTACCGCGTGAGATAGATCTTAAAGATCCTATGTGGTATGTAGTAAGTGATAAAAATATAGAAGAGTTTCACGAAAGATTAACAAAAGAGCATGGACAAGTAGTATTTGTAGCAATGTCTATACCAGACTACGAATTAATGTCTTACAACATGCAAGAATTAAAAAGATATATTACTGAACTCAAGGAAGTAGTAGTATATTATGAAAAAGTAACAGACCCTGAAGCATTGAACAATGTGGAATAGTATTAAAGAATTTTTCAGAGATTGGAGCTACTTTAGAGTAATGAATAAAGGAGCAAAGTTTTTTGATAAGAACCCAGTAGTACAAGGACGATTTGAACAAGTCGAAGACTGGCTGGAGCATATAGAAGATAGATTAGCAGCAGTAGAAGAAAATAGTCACCCATGTAAAGAACTACATGAGTTTGATGCTTATCCTGACATTATCAAAAGACTCACATCAGTAGAAGAACACATAGATAAGTGAAAGACTTAGTATGGATGCTAAAACCAATCAGTAGAAAAATGGTATTAATAAGAGAAAAAGGACTTCTCGTAGATGCGTATAGAGCAGGGGTAAAAAATGTTTACAGAATTAAAAGAACTATTAAAACATGATGTAGTAAATATTACATTTGTTTCACAAAATTCTCACAAGGAGTACACAATTCCTTGTACGTTGATGGAGTCTTTAACAAACGGCAAAGTCAATCAACAGATCAATGACACCATAGTGTGTTATCGAATGGATGAGGATAGATGGGAAGACATTAGATTAAGTTCTATAGTTTCCTATCAAGGAAGTCCCTAATTTTAGGGCAAGGCTCTTTACAGAGCGGAGAATATTATGTTAATGGATTTAGTAGGTTTAGTTACTCTAATAGTAACAATTGCTAGTTTAATCGCGGCGTCAACACCG